CATGATTATCCTGGTGATGTTGTAATATGTGTAGATGGACCTGACCCATGGCGTAGAGACATATTTGAAAACTATAAAGCAAAACGTAGAGAAGGTAGAAACAAAGATGATAAAGATTGGGAAAGTGTATTTGGTTTATTACATACTATCAAAGAAGAAATAAAAGAAAACTTTCCTTACAAGGTTGTACAATTAGATAGAGTAGAAGCAGATGATATTATTGCTGTTATAGTTAAGAAGACAATTAAAAAACCAATACCTTTTGAAAAATATTTAATTGTATCAGGTGATAAAGACTTTCAACAATTGCAGAAATATCCACATGTATCACAATACTCACCTATACAAAAAAAGTTTATAGAGACAGATAGTCCACAAGAATATATTTACGAACACATATTAAGAGGTGATACGTCAGACGGTATACCAAACTTTTTATCACCTGATGATACCTTTGTAAATGGCATAAAACAAAAACCAGTACAAAAGAAAAAACTAGCAGGTTGGTTACACTCACTTATGAATAACGGTGACCCAAAAGATTTTTGTAATGAATATCATTATCGTAATTACCAACGTAATCAAAAACTAATTGACTTTGATATGATACCAGAGGAAATACAAACAGATATATATACTAAGTATCTAGAGGCAGAAGTTACTGTTGCAAATCGCAGTAAGATAATGCCTTATTTAATTAATAACGATTTGAAAGAATTGATAGGAAAAATAGAGGAGTTTTAATATGGCTGATAATTATAATTTATCTTTTCACGAAATACTAACAAAAGTAAATAATGCAAAAGATAAACCTAAGAAGATAGAAGTATTGAGAAGATATGATACTGAACAATTAAGAATGTTAATGAAGGGTGCTTTTGACCCTAAGTTAGAATGGTTAATGCCAGAAGGTGCCCCACCATATAAAGTAAACGAAGCGCCTGTAGGTACTGAACATACCTGGTTAAAGGCAGAGGTAAAAAGAATGTTTCATTTTTTAAAAGGTGGTAATCCGCAGTTATCACAAATGAAAAGAGACACTATGTTTATTCAAATGCTCGAAGGTTTATGTGCTGAAGAAGCACAACTATTACTGTGGGTAAAAGATAAAGAATTAAACAAACACTACAAAGGGTTAACCGGCAATCTGATTAAAGAAGCATTTAATTGGAATGACGATTTCATGCGAAAAAACGCATAAAAAACGTGTGACAACTTGTCGCACCCCCTATTATTTCTATTAAACCCTTGAAAAACAAGGGTTTTTTCTTTCATTTAATGCTTGACTTTCTATATAAAATGATGTATAGTATAACTATAAATCGAAAGGATACATTATGAAACTTAAAACTACTAGAAACAATCTACTTAAATATATCAATACACCATATGACGGTCAAGATTATGAGACCGTTGCACATCTTATTGCCGGTAATCAGTTGATTGCCGCTGCTAATTTTATTGATGGATTAGATACAATGGTTAGAGATACAATGAAAATTGTTATCATGAAAACATGTTCTAAAATATCTTTAGAAATGTTTGGGGTTACTGAATTTTATACTTATGGCGATTTTGAAGGAGGTCAATAATGAGCAAAATTAAAAATTATCTATGGGACGAGTCTGAGAAGGCTCTTGATGAATTGATTTCAAAAGTGAAATCTGGCGAAACTGTATCATCAGTTTTAGAATATGCTAAGACACTACAAATAGATTGGTCTTTTTGTGGTTTCTCTTGGCACGATAACGAAGAAGAAGCATGGGACGAGATAGAGTCTTTTCTCTATGCTAATGTAGAGAATAAATAATAAGAGAGGTCTTATGAAATACTTTTTATCAATATTAGCAATCATGGGTATCTACCTGATTGCTTTTACAGAAATCAAACAATCACAGACGGTTAGTCAACCGTTAGAAATTACAATACATGTACAACCAGTAAGTTTAAAACCTGTTGTACCTGTTATCAATACATCAAACAAAGACACATTTGTACAAACTTTAAACGCATGTGTTAATTATATCTATTCAGAGTTGCCAGTTGAGCAACACATACCTAAAGAAATACTAATCGCACAAGCGGCACTAGAAACCGGTTGGGGATCAAGTAGATTTGCCAACGAAGGTAACAATCTATTTGGTATTCGAACATTTAACAAAGATAGTGAGTGGTTATTACCTATCACTTGGGATCAAGACAAATGGATTGGTTGGGGTGTGAAAGTATATCAATCAAAATGTCAAAGTGTAAAAGACTATGTTAGAATTATAAACACAGTTTTTGCTTATGAAAAATTTAGAGAGTTAAGATCACAGAACGCCAATGTCTATGAACTTGTCGATACTCTAGATAAGTATGCTACTAAAAATAGTTATACTGAATTGGTAAAGAAAGTAATCAAATATAACATAGAAGGTAAATATGAACTATAATTTGTTTTGGGAACGAGTTGCAAAACTTGAATATGCATACAATAACGCACCAGATGATATGAAGTATATCTGGTTTCATAAACTGTATGCAATGATGCTAAATGTTGAATATTATTAAGGAGGTTGACAATGGTTAAAATTTATGATATAATAAAGAATAATTTACTTTTGATAGCAGTTATGTTATGGGCTGTGATATTTGCTGTAATGGCATATCCTGAACCTAAAGAAGAAGTTAACAAAACTATTATTCAAATTGAAATTGATCTTGAAAAAATTGATGGTTCGTTGAAAAACATTGAACAAACAATACAAGAAATATTTGGTAAATTAGAAATAGAAATTAATACTGGAGAATAATATGAATATCTTTTATCTACATAAAGACCCAACAATGGCAGCAAAATGGCATGTTGATAAACATGTTGTTAAAATGATTGTCGAGTCAGCTCAATTACTTTGTACCGCACATAGAATGAATGACGGTATCAAAACAGAAGCAAGAAGTAAAACAGGTCGTAAGACTTGGCGTTATATTATGGAAGATGAAAGAAGACAAAACGAGTTATATCAAGCAGTACATTATCATCACCCAAGCGCTGTATGGTGTAGAGAAACAAAACAACAATATTTCTGGTTGTATGATTTATTCAAAGCACTAGGTCATGAATATACATATAGATATGGTAAAGTACACAGTACAAATTTTAAACTAAATCAGATACTAGCAAATGCACCTAATAATATTAATGATGGTTGGCGTGAACCACCACCTGCTATGCAACACTATCCACAATGCATAGTACCAGGCGACAGTATTCAATCTTACAGAAACTACTATATAGAAGCAAAGGCATATTTTGCCAAGTGGACAAAACGAGATATGCCAGAATGGTTTGCTGAAGGAGTGGCATGATTACGAATATATTATTAGGATTTATACTATTAGATTTATTATTCATAACATTAATGTTATATGCAATAGGGGAAAAACTGAATGACAAAAAACAATCATAAAGAATTTCATAAGAACGAACCACCTATACCTTTTCATTACAAATTTTATTTGGTGTATTGGGAAGATATACAAAGCGATAGTGGTTGGCGAGACCTAAAAGATATTCAAGCATCTAAACCAGCAATCTGTGTTTCGACAGGTTGGTTAGTTAAAAACGACAAGAAGGTACATATTCTTATGTCAGATTATAACTATGATGAAAGAGGCAATATGGCCGATGGTGGTAACACAACGGTGATACCAACAAAAAATGTAATTAGAAAATACGAGATAGAGGGACTATGAGAAATTTTATTGTAAATAGTTGGGATGGCGTTATGAACTTCAATCATAATCCATTAAGACATATACCAGATTTACAAGTAAGACATTTAATATTACAAATACTAGCATGGATGTGGTGTATAACTTTTTCACTATTCTTTTCATCATGGTATGTTTTTGGCATATCAGTTGTAGCACACTTTGTATTGATACTTGCAATCGTAGTAACAGTTGCTACGTTTGTTTCAACAGAAAGAATGTATAGATTTAAAGATGGTTACCATTCACACGGTAGAGCAAGAGATTATGTTATTTACAGAGGATCAGACGGTAAACCATATAAAGTAAAACTACCAAAGAATGATCCTGGAGGAGAACACGATTAATGCCAACGTATAGATTTTATAATAAGAATACGAAAACAGAGTTTGAAGAATACATGTCTATTGCAGAAATGGAAAAGTTTAAGAAAAAGAAACACATTGATTTATTGCCACCTACACAAATGAACATTGTATCTACCACAGGAACAATTGATGGTAAAACTGATGATGGTTGGAAAGAACAATTAAGTAGAATTGCAGAAAAACATCCTGATAGTAATTTAGGTAGAAGATACAGACGCAGAGGTATTAAAGAAGCAAAGACAAAAGAAGTGATAGAAAAACACAGAAAAATTGCACGAGCAAAAGGAAAAATATAAATAGAATTAGATATGTTGCAGTACAATGGTAGGAATATTATATACTGGTAAACAGAATCCGAAAATGTAAACTGAGCAACAACTCATAAAAAAAGTGAAAATAAAATGGTAAGTAAAAAAAAGACATTGGGTATATCTCATACAGAATTAACAGAGATCAAACCCATAACAGATAATCAAAAAGAAGTTTTTACTCAATATCAAAAAGGGCAAAATCTTTTTTTATATGGTGTAGCAGGAACTGGTAAAACTTTTGTTGCATTATACAATGCATTGAAAGATGTGCTAGATCCTAAATCACCAAGAGAACGAGTATATATTGTTCGTTCATTATTACCTACAAGAGATATAGGTTTTTTACCTGGCGATGAAGAGGATAAATCATATCTCTATCAAGTGCCATATCAAAACATGGTACGATTTATGTTTAAACAACCAGACGAGAGATCGTTTGATCAGTTGTATAATAATTTAAGAAATCAAGGCACAATAGATTTCTTATCAACAAGTTTCTTACGAGGCGTTACTATTGATAACGGTGTCATAATAGTTGATGAATGTCAAAACTTAAACTTTCATGAACTAGATACAATCATTACAAGAGTAGGCCAAGATACGAGAATAGTCTTTGCTGGCGACATACAGCAAACAGACTTAACAAAAACAAATGATAGAAACGGCATTTTAGATTTCGTTAATATCATGCAGGAAATGAAAGAGATAGAATGTATAGAGTTTGGCATTGGCGACATTGTTAGATCAGGTCTATTGAAATCATATTTAATTAACAAGATAAAGTTAGGATTACACTATGAGCAATAAATTTTCAGAAGCACTAGAAATAATATTACACCACGAAGGTGGTTATGTAAATCACCCAAAAGATCCAGGCGGTGAAACAAACTTAGGTGTCACTAAAAGAGTTTACGAAGACTTTGGTGGCGAAAAAGAAATGAAAGATTTAACAAAAGAAGATGTTGAACCTATCTATAAAAAGAATTATTGGGATAGAGTGAAAGGTGATGATTTGCCTGAAGGTCTAGACTTAATGATATTTGATTTTGCTGTTAATGCAGGACCAGGTCGTGCCGCAAAATTTATTCAGAGACTAGTAAATACTACAGTTGATGGTGGCATAGGACCTAACACACTAGGTAAAATCAACGATTATGTTGAACACTACGGATTAGAACAAACTATTTCATCATATGCTTTGATGAGACAAAATTACTATGAAGGTCTATCTACCTTTTCTACATTTGGTAAAGGTTGGACAAGACGAGTAATGGAAGTAACTGAAAAGGCGAAAGAATGGACGCAATAACACATACTATTGTAGTATGCATAATAATATATCTAGCATACAGATATGGTCAACATGTGGCATATAAGGATTTTAACAAATTCTTAGGTAAAGCAATGGATCATGCAAAAAAGAAACCAGACCCTTTTTTTACTAGAAGATAGGGCTTGACTTTTTAGTCAAACCGTGATATAATAGTTTTAACTATTAAGGATTATATAATGTTTACACACCAACCA